GCTAAATGGAAAGCAGCATCTGCTTGGTGCAAATCAAACAATTACAATTTTCAAATTTTAACAGAAAAAGACCTTCCCAATTAACCTTTTTGTGTAAATAATTAATAGCAAATAGGAAAATACAATTTATGGCAGCACCATTAAAGTTATTAGTTGAGCAACCAACATTTGAAATAGATCTCGTCGTGGAAGAAAAAAATAAACACGAACCACGAGAGCTTTTCATTAAAGGACCATATTTAATGGCTGAAAAGAAAAACAAGAACGGTCGCATATATAGCCTCAATGAAATGTCAAAAGAAGTTAAACGTTATACAGAAGAGATGATTAGAAATGGTCGCTCAATCGGTGAATTGAATCATCCTACAAGCGTCGAAGTAAATCCAGAGCGTGCATGTCATATGATTACTGAGTTTACTCAAGATGGTAACATTTTCTTAGGTAAGAGTAAGATACTAAGCAATCCAATTGGTCAATTGGTTCGTAGCTTAATGATGGATGGTGTTAAATTGGGCATTAGTAGTCGCGCATTAGGTAAATTAGATGAAAAGGGTACACATAGCCAAGTATCAGATTTTCATTTGATATGTGCCGATGTTGTACATGACCCTTCTGTACCAGACGCGTTTGTCAGTGGTGTATTAGAATCAAAGCAATGGTTATTACAATGCGATGGTTCAATTTGTGAATGGGTACAAACACAGCATAATCAATTACAAAAAAGTGTAAGTACTTTACCTAAGCATAATAAGCAAGATTTTCTATTAGAACAAATTTTAGGATTTATTAACACTTTAAAAAATTCGTAAAAATTATCAAAAAATAGGCAAAGAATAGTAAATAATTATTGATTATTGGAGTACATATGACCACAGATAAACAATTTATAATTGAATTTATTAAGAATTTAAGCGTTAAAAATTACAATGACGCAGAAAAAGCATTACAATTTGCTATTAATGAGAAGGTAAAAAACCGTATCAAAAGTAGCATGAAGGCGATGAAGGCCAAGAAACAATAATTTAGGAGTAATATAAGTTATGAAGATAAATGAAGTTTTACAGCAAGTAGATGACACAGTATTAACTACTGAAGCCAAACAAGCAATTGTAGAAGCCTTCGAAGCTGCAGTTAATGCAAAGACACAAGAGCGCGTTGAAATAGAAGTCACAAACGCCTTACAACAATTAGACGAAGATCATTCTTCGAAACTAACAAAGTTGTTAGAAGCTGTTGATACAGATCATACAAACAAGTTGATCGCCGTAGTAAATAAAATCGATGAAGATCATACAGCAAAGCTCAAACAAGTCATTGCTCGCTATGAAACAATCTTGAAGGAAGAAGCTAATCAATTCAAAGATTCTTTCGTAGGTGAAATTAGCAACTACTTAGAACTTTATTTAGATCGTACAATTCCCGCACAACAAATTCAAGAAGCCACAGAAAATACAGCAGCACGTAATATGATTGATCAAATCAAAAAGATTGTAGCTGTTGATAAGGCATTCATCAACGAAAATATTAAAGAAGCGTTGATGGACGGCAAACAAACAATTGATGGTCTTCGCGGCGAATTAAACAAGGTCATTCAAGAGAATGTAAAGATCAATAAAGAGAATAATGCGATCAAGACCAATTTAATTTTGGAAAAGAATACAATGTCGTTTCCAGAAGAAAAGAAACAATATGTAATGAGGGTTCTAGCTGATAAGAGTCCTGAATATGTAAGTGAAAACTTCAATTATGTAATTGAGATGTATAACCGTGATGAGCAAGATTCCCGCGAGTTAATCAGAGAGGAAGCCAAGAAGGCTGCAGTATCAAGTACTGTCCAACGTCCTAAGCTCGTATTAGAATCAGTTGCACAATCAGGTACGTCTGATGGTCAGGATAATATAACAAACTTGTATTTAAGTGAACTCCACAAGATTGATGGGGTTAGCAAGTAAATTTTAAATTTTTAGGAGAAACAAATAAATGAGTAGAACAATTAAAAGCAGTCCGTCATATATAGACCAAGATCGCGCATCTTCGCTGTTGAAGAAGTGGGATCCTATTTTGACATATGAATCAAAGAACGTAGCAGCCATCGAAGATGAGCAAACACGTTTAAACACAGCCATCTTGTTAGAAAACCAAGAGCGCTGGTGCATTAATGAAGCCAACGTAGCCGGTGGTACCGGTGGCGTATTCGGTTCAGTCAACGCAGGTGCTTATGGTAACACAATCCCCAACGGCGACAATTACGCCGCTGGCGATGCACGTTTACCAAAGGTCCTTATTCCTATGATCCGTCGTACATTCCCCGAGCTCATCACAAATGAGATCGTCGGTGTACAACCAATGAGCGGTCCCGTAGGTTTAGTATTTGCTCTTCGTTACAAGTACGAAGGTAATGCTTTAGGTGCTGGCCGTGATTGCTCTGATAGCGATGGTTCATGCACAGATCCAACTAATACATCCTGGTCAGCAAGTGGTCAAGAACTTGGTTACAATTTCTTAGACACACGCTACACTGGTGCAAGCTCCGCTTATCTTAGCGGTACCGGTTTGACAAGTGCAGCAGACTTCCAAATGTTAGCTGAAGATCGTGGCGTTGCTCAATTGTTATCGAACTTCGAATTCACATCCAACATTCCTCAAGTCGTAATCAGCTTCGAAAAGACAGCCGTAGAAGCCGGTACACGTAGACTTGCAGCTCGTTGGTCGGTTGAATTAGAGCAAGACCTTAAGAACATGAACGGTATCGACATCGATAACGAAATCACAAATGCAATGTCCTATGAAATCCAAGCTGAAATTGACCGTGAAATGGTCATGCGCATGGCTCAAGCCGCTCTTAACGCTGGCTCAGGCACAGGCTACAGCGTATGGAACGCAGCTTCCGCTGATGGACGTTGGATGGGTGAACGTAATCGTGACTTCTATGCTAAGGTAGTTGTTGAAGCTAACCGCATAGCTGTTCGTAATCGTCGTGGTCCTGCTAACTTCATCATTGCAACACCTCGTGTTTGCAGTATCTTCGAAATGTTGCCTGAATTCAAGTTCATGCCAACAAACAGCACAGTCAACACTGGCTCAATCGGAGTATCGAAGGTTGGTAACTTAGGCGGTCGTTTCACAGTATACCGTGACACACGTACTGATTCACAGTACCTCCGCAGCACATCAGCTCGCACAAGCCCATTAGAATATGCTCTCTTAGGCTATAAGGGTTCAGAATTCTATGACACAGGTATCGTATACGCTCCATACATCCCAGTTATGATTCAGCGCACAATTGGTCCAAATGACTTCGCTCCACGCGTAGGCATCTTGACCCGTTACGGCGTAGTCGATCATATCTTCGGTGCAAGCTTGTACTACCACTTAATCATTGTAAAGGGTCTCCGTGATCAAACATCCGGCGGATTCGATCCATTGACACGTGGCGTACAATATATGTAAGCGACGACAACCTTAACAGGTTAGTAAAAGAGGGATCCCGTAAAAAGGATCCCTTTTTTATTTGCTTTATATATGACGCATAATAAAATATAAACATGACAAAACCTACATGGGATCAATATTTTATTAGTATCGCTGAAGCGGTAGCAACCAGATCTCCAGATCCAAAATATAAAGTAGGTGCTGTGGTCGTGTCAAAAGAAAATCGTATATTAGGTACAGGCTATAACGGTTTTATATCAAAATTTAACGAGGACGATATTGATTGGTCAAATAGAGATACAATCAGGCCTTATATTATCCACGCAGAGATGAACGCTATATTACACTCTAAAACGAATTTAAACAATGCTACATTGTACGTCACACTTAGTCCTTGTAAAGAATGTATTAAATTGATTGCCGCTGCAAAGATAACAAAAATAATATATAAACATCCTTATAAAGATGTAGAATTTGTTACAAATTTTTGCAACAATAATCATATTGCTTTGTTACAAGCAACGTAAATAATTATATGATTATTATTGGTCTTGAAGGTTGTCCACGCTGTAAGGTTTTAAGAGATCGTTATCCTTATACAACATACATAGAGATACCCTCTATGAGCTTAGGTTTCGGTGATACGTTTGCCAAGCTAACAAAGCTTTGCGGTATTAATCCTTGCAGTAAATGTCGTATTAGACAAGGTAAATGGAATAAATGGTTACCGTATCCATGGCGTACTAGAAGAGTTAATATAAAAGTTTTAGTAGCGAAGGATATTATTTGTAAATTAGGCGCAACACAATATCCTGTTGTTACAGACGATCATATGACTAGACTCATTAATGAGCCTAGATTTTTTGTAGAAGATTAACATATTTAAGACATAAAAGGGTAAATATTTCCATACGGAGATATACACTATGTCATTATCAGTAACAAACAATTTAGCAAATAAAAGCATCGGTCCAGGCGAATTAAGTTCAGCTAATATTACATTATCATTAAATAATCCATCAGCTTATGTAGCTGCATTATCCAGTACTGGTTGCAAAGTACAAATTTCGATTACCGGTATTTCGGTAAGCACAAGTCCACGTAGCACCAATTCACCATTTGATACAACAGCAATTTTCACAGACACGACATATGTCGTTCCTACAGCGTTAGAAACCATTATTGGTACTTCATCAGGTTCAACATCATTTACAGCATCCGCAAACGTATTATCATGCGCTGAAGGCGTATTCACACGCACATATACAATCGGATTATGCTCGACTGGTTTATCCGCTGTAAGTGGCGGTACATATGCAGCATTTACATTGCCTTCAACAAGTCAAACATACAGTTACACGATAACTGGTGTTGGAGTTGATTATAAGCAAGATCTTTGCGTAACTAGCTATAAAGGTTATGTATACGCCAGAGATTGGGGTTATATTTAATCTTTAATTTCAATAGTCTTGTCATCTGATTCTTTAAGGGGTTGAATAGGTTGCGCGCTAGCAGCTTGTATCAACCCCTTAATTATTTCATCACGCGTTGCTATTAAGACATTATTAGTTGTATGGATAGCCGGACCTAATTGCTGTTTAGAATCTATATCCATTTGCTTTAATTCTTTTGCCGCCTTTGTCTTTTTGTTTTGTATATGTATCTTATTAAGGGTTTCAATACTATCAGTTACAGATTTAATTAATGCTGCATATGCCTCGACTTCTTCAGCACCATACGTTTGTGATACAACATCTCTCATTGTTTGTACTGAATCTAAACCAGTTTCAATAAGCTTAGATGCATTTTGCATTATATAATCTGATATATTATCTTCAGATATATTTGTAGTTGTTTTTGGTTTTGGTGGCGGCGGTGCTATTTCGTTATTCTGTTTTAATTCCTTTAAAAGGTCATCTAGTTCGTTTGACATATTATTATTTACTCTTCATGTTGAATTAGCAAAGACTTATAATACAATAATAGCTAAGGAGTTTATATATGAAAACACATAATGTAGGTGAAATTATCTATAATGAATATGTTCTTAAGCTAGAACCAGACGAAGAGAATATGCTCGTTGAGATAGGTCAAAAAGAAATTATAAAAAACAAAAACGAATGCATTAATTACGCTGTTCAATTTTTATTGAATCAGTACATGAATGATGGAAGAGATTAAAATATATGGCACAAATAAGAGTAAATGTAGAAGGTTATGGTACATTTCAAATTGATAGAGATTATGTAAATGAATTGGTTAATTTTCTTAATGTGAAAGAAGCTATATCATTAAAGCAAAAAAATAACGTTAATGAAGTGATTAATAATCAATTCACTGGTCGACAGCTAATAGAGGAGTAATTATGGTTAGTAATAATTTTTGTACTATCCGTTTTGTTAAAACACATCCTACAGCAAAACTACCTGCTCGCAATCACAGTAATATAAAAATTACTATGACCGATGTTTCAAATAAGGATAACAAACGTGAAGTTGAAATGTTTGGTACACACGACTCTGGTTTTGATATGTTTTGTTGCGAGGCTGCAACAATTCCAGCTAAAGGCTCTGCAGTAGTACCTGTAGGATTAAAGCTTGCTTATATTGAACCTGGTTATTGGATTAAGATCGAATCTCGTAGTGGTTTAGGATTCAAACACGGTTTGATGTGTCACCCTGGCATTATTGATAACGGATACCGTGGCGATATGGGAGTAAAGATATATAATCTATCAGATAAAGATTATTCATTCAATGCGGGTGATAAGGTATGTCAATTGATAGTTTATCCGCTTATTGATATGGTAATAGGTGAAGCAGAAGAGACTGAAACGTCTCATCGTGGCGAGAAAGGGTTTGGTAGTAGTGGAAAGTAATACAATAGATATCTTTGCAAATATTTGGACGGAGAAATATCGTCCAAGTAAGCTTAGTGATTTTATTATAAGCCCATCAAATCTTGCATTTATTCAAGAGGTAAAGCGCAAGCAAGAGATACCAAATCTTATGATGATGGGTGCTCCTGGTATTGGTAAGAGCACCCTCAGCAAGATTATTGTTAATGATATATTAAATTGTCAATATCTTTATATTAATGCTTCAGAAGAGAATAGCATTAATGATATTAGAAATAAGGTGATGGTATTCGCACAAACCAGATCAATTGATGGTAAGATAAAAATTATTATATTAGATGAAGCAGACTTTTTAAGTAGCGCATCACAAGCAGCTCTTCGCAATATTATGGAAGAGTATGCTGGCACGACGCGGTTTATATTGACATGTAATTATCCATTTAAGATCATTCCAGCATTGCATAGTAGATGTCAAGAGCTTGATGTTACACCACCATTTGAAGGTGTATTAGCTCGATGTGTTTTTATTTTGAAGAATGAAAATGTTGTGGTTGCACCAGAAGCAAAACAACAATTGTTAGAGCTTGTAAAATCATCATATCCAGATGTTCGCAAATGCATTAATAGACTCCAAAAGTCTTGTATTGATGGTAAGCTTGTCATTGCTGAATTTAATAATACACAAGAAATAGCAGATGACGTTCTTTCAATGCTAAAAAAGAAATCAAATTTGAATACCATCAGAGAATATGTTATAGGCAAAGAAATTGATTTTAGTAATGATTATCATTTACTTTTGAAATCTTTATTTGAAAAGATTTATGAATCAGATTTAGATGGTGATAAAAAGAGAACAGCCATGCTCATAGTTAGCGAAGGCATGTATCGCCATAATCAAGTTATGGATACAGAAATTAATTGCTTTTCGTGTATTATTGGCTTAGCTAAATGCTTTAGTAATTAGCGTGCACCAGATCCGGGCATTGTGCGAAGTCCACCTTGACCGGGTTGTACATATACAGGTGTTCTCGGTGTTCGACCTTTGGCACCAAAACTATTAGAATTATATACAGTAGAAGGCGGTTCAACCCCCAATTCTTCAGCTGTTTTATTTAAACGGGATTGACGCTGCATTTGATTTAAATCCGCTTCATATTGTTTTTTTGCAGCTTCTTCTTCTGAAGGAGCTGTTAACGCACCATATACATCTCTTGCCATTCCGCCTAAATTAACAGAACCCGATAAACCACTTCCTTTACCCTTTGATTTTTGATTAAAAGAAGATTCGCCACTACCACGACTGCCACTTGTTCTGGTTTTTACATCGCGCTCCGACTTATCTGACCCAAAATCATAATTTGCATCTACGTTACCAAGAGCAGCACCAAGCGCATCACCAGCTTTACCCCAGGTCAATTGTTCGTATATATCAGATAAAGCATTTTCGTCGTTACTTTCTTTTACCTTTTCTAATTCTTTTGTTGCACCCGCACCAGGTTTTGAATCATCCCATTTTTGAGCATTAGCTAGTTTTGTGTTCTTAGTTGGAAGATTAAGATCTTCTGCTGTACGCGTATCAGCTACCGCACCCATTTCATCACTACCAGTATCAGATGTCTTATTTAAGCGTCTTAAGCTTTCGGGAACATCAGGATAAAAATTTTCATGGTCGACCTTTTCCAATACTTCTAAGGGTAATGTCATAGGATTGACCCATAAACCAGGATTAAGTTCTTGTACAACATCAGCAAAATAACACGAAGGTGCAGTTACGCCTCCTATTTCACCCGTTGATGTATTAGAACGTATTGTTTTTACAGCGCTTACTCTTAAATTACTATCGGTTTCTTGTAATTCCTTAATACGTTGTTTTACGGTATCTGATGCTTCTTTTAATTTTTCATTGCTTAAGGCGTTCTTTTTTATTTTGACAACATCACCAGTCAAAAAACCACCTTGTTGAAATCTTTGAATGGCGGCTTCTACTAAAACATCATAGTTACCTGTAAATTTTTTCATATTAAATCCTCACTATTATTTACCCAAAATAATGGTTATTTCTGGTATCTTGTATAAGTATTTACGTATGGCGTCAATAAAATTAAACAATTTATCTAAAGCTAAAACCAAATCGACATCAGGCCCGTCTTATACCTATATCGATTTGTATTTAGACCTTCAATATGATAAGATACCAAACGTTATCAATGCAAATCAAAACAAAAGCGTTGATAATGACAGAGATCTTCGTATCGCACCTGATGAGTATGCGATAAAAAACAGCTTGATAAATTTGTTTAATACACATCCAGGTCAACGTATTTTATTACCAGAATATGGTTGTAATTTAAATCGTTACGTGTTTCAACCATGCACAACTATTACAGCTAATACGTTGGGTGTCGAGATCGAACAAACAATCATTCGCTGGGAACCGAGAGTTGAATTGACAAAAATTAACGTACTAGCAGACCCCGCTAATAACCAATTTATTGTCGAAATCAATGTTGTAGTACCGTCATTAAATTTTAAAGGTGTTAACCTAGCGGGTGTGGTTACTAATGAAGGATTTAGAGAAGCTAATACCAGCGAGTATATTTAAGAGGTAATATATGTCAAATTCAGAATTTCCCATTCCACGCGACGGTTATCTAACATTTGATGCTTTTACTATAAAACAGCACATTAAGAATGCTTTAAATAGTAATAATAAGTTTACAGATCAAAACTATGAAGGTAGCTATATGTCAACTATTATTGACATTATATCTTACACGTTTCATGTGTTGATGTTTTATTTAAACAAAACCAGTACAGAATCATTGTTTACCGAAGCCCAATTATACGAAAATATTAATCGTATAGTTAAAATGTTAGACTATAAACCGATTGGTCATGTGACACCCGTACTTTCTTTCACACTACAAGCAACGAATGAATTAGAACAGGGCGTTTATATTATACCCCGATATGCCTTTTTAACTGGTAAAGGAATTCCTTATTCATTTAATGAAGATATTTATTTTTCTAAAACAACAGATGAAGACGAAAATATAACTGAAGTAGGCAATAATAAATTATTATTTCAAGGTGAATGGAGAGAATATCCTACCTATACTGCAATAGGTAACCCTAATGAATCTTTATTTTTAACAGTTGGCGCAGAAGTTAAAATAGATCATAACAACATAGACGTTTATATTAAATCTGCAAGTACTGGTAAATGGGCAAAATGGGAAAAAACGCCTTCATTATATTTAGAAGACGCCTATGCAAAAAAATATGAAATACGCTATAATGAAGACAAATATTATGAGTTAAAATTTGGTAACAATATTAACGGTTTTCAATTAAAACAAAACGACGAAATTGCAATTTATTATCTTGAGTCGCGTGGTGCTGATGGTGAAGTGGGTATAGGTGCGATTAATTCTGCACGACTTCAAAAATTTATTACTTCTAGATTATCGGAAATTCTTAGTGATATAAGTGTAGGAAACAATTTTACATACATACCAGATTCTTACTTAGACTATTTACTATTTGCAAATAGTAGTATTTCAACATATGCAGCCGACCCCGAATCAGTAGAAGATATACGCAAAAGTGCACCTTCGGTATTCAGATCACAATATCGACTGGTTACACAAGCAGATTACGAAAATTTTATAACTATTAATTTTTCACAATTAATACAAGACGCAAAAGTATTTAACAATTGGGAATATGTTTCGTCATATTTAAAACACTATTATGATCTAGGAATTACAAACCCCAATAATGCATCTCGCGTATTATATAACCAACTTCAATTTGCAGACTCTTGCAACTTTAACAACATTTATATATTTGCTGTACCAAAATCAGCAGACACTTCAAACAATTTAAATTATGTTTCCAATGCTTACAAGCAGCTTATAACCAATAGCATGCAATCAGTCAAAACTTTAACAAGTGAGATTATTGTACTTGATCCAGTTTATATATCATTAAGTATATGTGCCCAAAGAGAAAGCAGTAATTTTGCAATATTTCAAAATGATGCAGATAACTCCATTCTTCAATTTACAAAAAAATCCACATCAAAAAGAGACAGCAATTCAATCCTTAATGATATTAATAATATTTTCAATTCTTTCTTTTCAAGAAAGAACACAAAATTAGGTCAAATCGTAGATGTGGGTCAATTGACATCTGATTTGCTAGCTATAGACGGTGTAGATAAAATTTATACTTTAAACAAAATAAGTAACAATAGATACGAGGGTATAAGCTTAATGATAGTAGACCCAATGTACCCAGATACAAGTCGTAAACTAATTTTTAATAACTATGCTTTAGAACCTTTCATGTTCCCGTTTCTAGCCGATGATATTACCAAAAAAATTGAAATATTATCAGCTGGTACAATTTATGAAAATATTGAATACTAATCATGTACGTCAAATTTAGAAAACCTTATAATTATGTTACATGGCCAGGCGTATCAGCTGGTCCATTTTTTGTTGATATTAGTGCAGCCAGTCTAGGTAAATTTGAGCTGCAACTATGCACACAATGTAGTAAATCGTACTCGCATATTGATATTCAAAATGAACCCAATCTTCATTTGTTGCCAAGATGGAGATTTTTAAATAAAAACGGTTCCCCTATTCAAAAAATACCAATAGAAACAAAAACATATTTAGACAGCAACGGCAAAGTAACCGGTGTGAGCGGCACAGCAGAATTTTATTTTATCGATGATATGCCCGCAGCACCTCGTCCGGTTTATTTAATGGCAGAACTAAAACAAACAGAATGCTTATCTTTGTCGGGTTGCGCGATTCAAGATATACCATACAAGGAACTTGACGGAATAAACTATACATCATATGATGTTGTTCCTTTATGGATCAATGCATGGACACCCAAATATATCAAGTTTACTAAGGATGGTGTAAATGATATACCTACACGTTGGTCTGATATACCATTTAATTGGGTCGCCACAATACACGATGATGCCATTTCTAATTGCAACTCATCAGCATCCGATCCAATAGTATTTAATTATTTATCGCGATGCGATTATGATACATTTTTAGATAAAACAGCTAATTTTGATACATCATTTTGCCCACCCTCATCTTTTATAACACACACAAATACCAACACTAATAGAATAGGCGGTTATATAAAAGGAACAGCAACGCCTAACGTATCTAGTAGTGCTGCACAATTATCTGGTACAATGTTTATTTCATATACAGCCGAAAGAATATATCCCGGCTTACCCGTTTATATATCAAACCCAGGCAATAACACTCTTATATCTCTTACAAGAAGACCATCAATTATAAAACCATATCTTTTTCACAAATATGACCCAGTACAGTTATGTAATTTTGAAGGACTTTTTGAAGAATTAATAGGTACTGGTGGTGAATGGGTATATAATCAATTTAATACTCCTTACATTGATTATCAAAATGAAAAAAATCCTATGGGGCTTTCTGGTTTTGGGGGTGTATATGGTATGGCTGTTGCGAGACAATATGCTTGTAGTAACAGCGAATATGTATGGGCTGCAGATGCCGAAATGGATAAGGTATATAAAATATCTACAGACGGCAATATTTTAAAAACAATTGATTTTGGTTATATTGACGGTTCACT